TACACTAAACAGGCGAAGACCATGCAGGAGGAAAATGACCGAAAGCGTAAGTGGTTTGACCAAAAGTCCGAAGAGGTCTTTAGTAAAGACTTTAAAGGTTTTGAGTTCAACATTAACGATAAGAAAATCTCATTTACTCCCGGTGATGCTGCTGAACTTAAAAGAGCACAATCTAATCCGATGAACTTTATCAATAAGTTTTTGGATGATAGTGGTCTAATAAAGGACGCAACAGGATACCATAAGTCTTTGTCAATCGCAATGAATCCTGAAAAGTTTGCTAAATTCTTTTATGAACAAGGTTTATCAGATGCAACAGAGGATGTAATGCGTAAGACAAAAAACATAAATATGTCTGAGCGTAGAGCACCCGAATCTGTTAGTAAAGGAGGAATGCAAGTAAAATCGGTAAACCAAGACTCAGGACGAGGCTTGCAAATCCGTAGTATTAAGAAAGTTTAACAATTTAAAAAACAAAAAAAATGGCAGTTTTATCGACACCGGGATTTCAGCTTCAGCCAAGTGCGGAGCAGGTCCCTTTATCCACTAACTATATTACCAACTTCGACTTCTTGAATCAGTATCTTCCTGATACTTATGAGAAAGAATTTGAGCGTTATGGTAATCGTACTATAGCATCTTTCCTTCGTATGGTAGGTGCTGAAATGCCTTCTAACTCTGACATGGTTAAATGGGCAGAGCAAGGTCGTCTTCATACAAAATACACAAACTGTGATTCTTCAGCTGCTGCTGCTGCTGATTCAGCTACAATCACTGTTTCTGATGCAGGCGTTACCGCTATTGCAATTCGTGCAGGTCAGACTGTTTTCATTTCTGATAACGCAACAGGATTGTCAAATAAAGGTATTGTAACTGCTGTAAGTACTTCTGCAGGCACATTTGATGTTGCTTACTACGAAGCAGGAGGTCAAACTTATTCAGGTACAGACGTATTATCAGTTTGGGTATATGGTTCTGAATTTAGAAAAGGAACCGTAGGAATGGTTGGGTCTCTTGAGGCTGAAGATGAATTCTTCTCCAACTCACCAATCATCATCAAGGACAAGTACGCTGTAAGCGGTTCTGATATGGCTCAAATTGGATGGGTAGAAATTACAACTGAGAATGGTGCTACAGGATACCTTTGGTATCTAAAGAGTGAGCACGAGACTCGTCTTCGTTTTGAAGACTATCTTGAGACTGCAATGATTGAAGCCGTTCCTGCTGAGTCAGGTTCAGGTGCTGCTAACTCAGGTCTTAACCCAATCTACGGTAACAAAGGTTCAGAAGGTATCTTCTACACCGTTAATGACCGTGGTAACGTTTGGGGTGGTGGAAATCCAACTACATTGCAAGATTTTGATGCAATCATTTCTCGTCTTGACAAGCAAGGTTCTATCGAAGAGAACGTAATCTTCGTTAATCGTGCTTTCAGTTTTGATATTGATGATATGCTTGCTTCTCAAAATAGCTATGGTGCAGGTGGTACATCTTATGGATTGTTCCAAAATGACAAAGAGATGGCTCTTAACCTTGGATTCACAGGATTCCGTAGAGGTTATGACTTCTATAAGTCTGATTGGAAATATCTAAATGACCCAACTATGCGTGGTGGTCTACCTACAGGTGGAAGTGCTTCAGGTACTGTAACAGGTCTTTTGGTTCCTGCAGGCTCTACAAGCGTGTATGACCAAATACTTGGCAAGAATGCTAAACGTCCTTTCTTACACGTTCGTTACAGAGCGTCTGAGACTGAAGACAGAAGGTATAAGACTTGGATTACAGGTTCTGCCGGAGGTGCTCAAACAAGCGACCTTGATGCAATGGAGGTTAACTTCCTTTCCGAGCGTTGCGTGTGTACCCTTGGTGCAAACAACTTCGTATTGTTCCGTTATGGTGCATAATCCGAAGCTATAATAAAAGGGGAGTGTCTACAAAGACACTCTCCTTATTTTAAATTAAATTAAATTATATTAAATGAAAAAGAATTTTACATCAACAGATAAGATATACAAACTTAAAGGAGAATCAGCACCATTGTCTTACACGCTGTCATCAAGAAATAATAAAAGATACCCTCTTCTGTGGTTTGATGAGGAGAACAATGTTAATAGACCTCTAAGATATGCTATAAATCAAAAGACCCCATTTGAGGACGAGCAAGATGGTAATTTCATATTAGAGCCTATTATATTTGAAAATGGATTCCTTAGAGTCCCAAAAACAAACCCTGTTCTACAGCAGTTCCTTTACTATCATCCTCAAAACGGAAGAGCATTTGTTGAGGTTGACTATGAAAAGGATGCAGCAAAAGAAGTAGAAAGTTTAAGTGCTGAAGTGGATGCATTGGTTGAAGCTCGTCAACTTAGCATAGAGCAACTTGAGAGTATATCAAGAGTTCTATTCAGTAAGGACCCATCAAGGTCTACTACTGCTGAGTTAAAGAGAGACGTTCTTCTTTATGCTAAGAAGGACCCTAAAGGATTTCTTAATATATTAGGAGACCCAATGCTTAGTGTTCAGTCAAATGTTCACGTCTTTTTTGAACACAAGTTATTGTCGTTCAGGAATGGGCGTAAAGAGGTTTGGTTTAATACCACATCGAACAAGAAAAAGATGCTTACTGTTCCTTTTGGGGAAGACCCATATTTTTCAGTAGCCAACTATTTAAGGACTGACGAAGGTATTGACGCTTTGAAAATGCTTGAAAATAGTATTTCTTAGGTTAGATTTAGTTTGGTTTTAAGTTCCGGGGGGTATTTCTGTACCCTCCTTTTTTTTATTTATCTTTGTAAAAAGTGTACAGATGATTAACTCAGTTAGAAATACCGTCTTATCTGTTCTGAACAAAAATAACTACGGATACATATCCCCATCTGATTTTAATTTGTATTCAAAACAAGCACAGATGGAAGTATTTGAAGAATACTTTTCACAATACAATAAGATTATAAATATGGAAAATGCTCGTATGTCGGGCACTGATTACGCAGATTTAAAAAAAGTTATTGCAGAAGCTATTGAGTTATTTTCAAAAACATCTTCTTTGTCTCAGGTAACTCCTGCTACAAATCAATTCTATTTACCCTCACTTACAACAACAGGAGACCTTTATTATATGGTCAATAAAGTACTCTGCTATGATGCGTCAGGCATGACAAGGGTATTTTTAGGGGAAGCTGAAAAGGTAAACCATAGTAAAATAACTATGTTAATAAATTCATTACTTACAGCTCCAACCGAAACATACGCTGCATATACTCAAGAGGGTGGTATATTAACAGTGTATCCTGATACAATTAATCTGCCTAATGAAGTTGATGCTCAATATTTTAGATACCCTAAGGACCCTAAATGGACATACATAACGCTTGTTAATGGAGAGCCTTCTTTTGACCAATCACAACTTGACTATCAAGACTTTGAGCTTCCAACGGAAGATGAATATAAGTTAGTAATAAAAATATTGCAATACTGTGGAGTGTCTATAAGAGAAGCAGAAGTAGTTCAATTTGGACTGTCTCAAGAGCAACAGCAGCAACAACCAAATTTTAAATAGTAATAAGCAATGGCATATATTTCTCAGTACGAATACTACACAAATAATGAAACCACTCCTGAAAATAAAAATTGGGGGTCTTATCAGTATGTTAGTCTATACGACATAGTAAACAATTTCTTGTTAATGTATTCGGGCAACCACTCATTGGTCAACAATGAGGAGCGTTATAGAGTACTATTCCACGCAAAGCGTGCAGTACAAGAGTTGAATTACGATGCGTTTAAAGAAATAAAAGTGTTAGAGCTTACCGTTGATGATGGTCTTAGGTACGTATTGCCTTCTGACTTTGTCAATTGGGTAAGAGTAAACTTGTATCAGAACGGAGTACTTAGACCATTGACAGAAAACATACAGATACTTTCTGCAAACGCATACCTTCAAGACCAAACGGGGCAAATATTGTTTGATGAGCAGGGCAATGTGCTTCAACCTGAGAACTCAGAAATTGATTACGACAGACTTCAGGGCACTAAAAAAAGTATATATTTGAATCCTAATAGCAAGTACAATGGTATGTATGGTTGGGAAGTAAATGGCAATTGGTATTTTGACTACAGTTTTGGGGCAAGGTTCGGTCTTAATAACGAGACAGCAAACGCTAACCCTACGTTTAGTATAGATAAGAAGGCAGGTGTTATTAATTTTAACTCAGATATGTATGACCAATCCGTAATACTTGAGTATATCTCAGATGGTATGGAGAACGGTAATGATGCAAACGTATCTGTAAACAAGCTATTTGAGTCGTATATATACGCATATATACGCTACGAGATACTTAACTCTAAGTTAGGTGTTCAGGAATACATAATAGCTCGTGCGAGAAAGGAAAGAGGTGCTCTGTTAAGAAACGCTAAAATAAGAATTAGTAACATACATCCGGGTAGATTGTTAATGAATCTACGTGGCATGGACAAGTGGCTTAAATAATATGGCAAATATTACAAGGAACTTTATCGCAGGTAGGATGAACAAGGTTGTTGACCAACGCCTTTTACCTAATGGAGAGTACATTGATGCTATGAACGTCAGGATGGGTTCTACAGAGAACGCTGAGATTGGCGTTATAGAGAACTCAAAAGGAAACCTACCACTTACTGCAATAGCTTATATAGATGGAACATCTCTTAGTGGGGATGCAAGGTGTATAGGTGCTTTGGAAGACAGTGCAAACGAGACTATATATTGGTTTATACATGATAAAAGTTTTGCTGTAGGTGCTACGGGAAAGCTTGACATGATAGTTTCATTTAATGTGTACACAAACATACTAACGTATCACGTCATTAGTATAGACGATGGTGATGGTATAAATACTACATTAAATTTTAATGAAAAATATTTAATAACGGGTGTTGACCTTATAGAAAATCTTTTGTTTTTTACAGACGATTATAATGCACCAAGGTTTATAAACATAAAAAGAAACTATCCAAATCCTATCTTGGATGTGGACCAATTCTCAGCAGAGTCTTTACTTGTAGTAAAGCAGCCTCCAATTGAATCTCCTGCTATACAACCTATAGTCACGGGTGGTCAAGATAATTTCATGGAGACAAGGTACATCTGCTTTGCTTACAGGTACAGATACCAAGACAATCAGTACTCTGCAACGTCTCAGTTCTCTGCTCCTGCATTTATTCCAAAACCATTTGAATTTAGCGTCAACAGTTTTCTTAATGAGGGCATGGTTAACCTTGCTAATTCAACTATAGTAACCTACAACTCAGGAGGACCGCTTGTTGTTGGTATTGATTTGCTTTTTAAAGAAGCACAAAGCAATACGATAAGGGTTATTGAGAAGCTTGACAAGTCTGTCCTTGGTCTTTCTGACAACACCGAGTACACGTATACGTTTACTAACAGTAAGATATTTACAATACTATCTGAGTCGGAAATACTTAGGTTGTATGACAACGTCCCGTTATTTGCAAAGGCTCAGACAATGATGGGCAACAGGCTTATGTATGGAAACTACGTTGAGGGATATGATTTAATTGATGAATTTGGTCAACCTGTAAGGTTTGAATACTCAGCAGATTTAATTACTGAATCTATTGATACTACGCAACTTGTCGACACTACCGGAAATGGCGATTACACTATTGATGGAGCCTATACAATAACTGATTCAATACTGTACTTTGATTTGACCGATAAGGAATTAATTACAGGTTCTTCAATTAGTGCTGAGATAAGACTTACTCACGAGCAGTTTACAGGAGACACTCCTCCTCCTTCAGAATTGAGTGAAAATATTAATATTACATTTTCATTTATATTAAACAGAGACTATACTTCTGTTTACGACTTGGCTACAAGTGTTGAGTTCCAAGACGCTGTAGGTACTTCTGTAAATATAAATCCTGTATAC